ATATTCCTCTAACCATCCCTTAATATAAAGAGGAATATTTTCTTCACTTTCTTTAATCCCTAAAGCCCAAATATTAGCTTCTTTATAATACTCTAGACATCTATTTAAATAATTATCATCACTATCTGCTGACCTCTGTTAAGTAACTAAATTCGGTGAATTATGAAATCTATTTACATTAAATGTATAATTCCTTTTAAAATTAATTCTGATTCATATGATATCTTTTAGTAAAAATAACTTTATTATATTTTTGGTTAAATCTCTCATTTAATATCTTTGAGAGTTTTTTTAATGTCTTTTCTTCTTCCGTTTCTTCTGGCTCTTTTGATAATCTACAATATATTGCTACCTTTTTTAAATCAATTTCTTTCATCTCTAGTACCTACTTTCTTTTTCATATCTTCTTTATATTTAAATGTTACATGATGTATTCCTTTATTTTTTAATTCTTCTATCTTTTGTTCTCTATATTCCATATCTTCAAGTGTTCCTCTCTTATATGGATTTTGTACCAAAGCACCTCGTTCTTCAAAATATCTTTGTCCCATCTTTTTTCTTTTCAATTCATCTTCTCTTTGCCATTGAATTATGCATAACATTATATTATTTTTTAAATTTTCTTCTTCTATAGTTGATATCAAAGCAACTTTCCTTTTTGATATTTTGTTCATAATTGTAAGGACATCTTTTTGATTTCTACCCAACCTAGTCATATCCTTAACTATTATTCCTTTTTTTATATTTTTACTTTTTACTTCTCTTAACATTTGCTTTAATTGTGGTCTATCAAGATTTATTCCACTAAAACCATTATCTATATAATAATAATCAATTTTAATATTTCTTTGTTTAGCATAGTTTTCAATATATATTTTTTGATTTTCTACTGCCATATCATCTTCGTGTGCTACTCTAATATATCCTACATATTCTTTTCTCACTTTACTTCGTATCCTTTCTAAAATAATCTAATTTTCTTTGGCTCTCCTAAACCAAACTTAAACGATATTTTCATTGTATTATCTTTATAAACAACAATTCTATCTACCAAATCTCTTAAAGCACTATTCATAAGTTCATCACCATTTATAAAATGTCTATATTGTTCTAGTATTTCTTCTTTTCTTATATCTTCATTTTTGGATTCTAATATTTCTTTTAATAATTTTTCTGATTCTTCTTTTAAAAGTGTTTCGTTCTTTTTTGTTTCTAGGAATTGTTCTAAAGTTATTTCTCCTTTTGTTTTTTGTAAGTATAAGTTTCTTATATTTTTATTATGTAATTCTATATCTTCTTTCAAATGTGATATTTTCAAATTAGGTCTTTCTGATTTAATCAAATTCTTTGTTGCTTGAGTAATTACTTCTTCTTCACTAACATAATCTTCTATAATTTCTTGTAATGTAGATGTAATTACAGTTCTTAATTTTGAGTCTGCAACTGTTCTATTAGGACAAGGTTTTCTATCCACAACTTTTGTGCAAGAAAAGAAATACTTAACATTTGCACGATCACTTCTTCTACAAGCAGTCATTGTTCTTCCACATTCTCCACAAATAACTAAATTACTAAATAATCCACAATAATCATTTTTCTCTTTTCTTTTCATTACAAGTAATTTATCATTTGCTTCATTAAATAATTGTTCTGTAATAATAACAGGATGACAATTATCTATTGTTTCTCTATCTCTTATTGGTATAACTTCTCTTTTCTTTTGTAGATAACTCTTTTTTGATGATTTCCTTTTTACTATCTTACCTGTATAAGTTTTATTTTTAAGTATTCTATAAATAACTTTATCAGACCAATCATAATAATATTTTTTATTCTTACTTGGTGTCATATTCATATATAATACAGGTGGTATAATCTTATCCTTATTTAATCCATCAGCTACTTCTTGTCTTGTTTTACCACTTGCTATTTCAGTAAATATTCTTTTAACAATACTTGAAGCATACTCATCTATTTCTAATGTTCTTTTACCATCTTGCTTAATAACTTTATAACCATAAGGAGCAATAAATCCAATAAATTGTCCTTCATTTGTTTTTGCCTCTGCTATTTGTTTTCTCTTAACAGAAGAATCTTTAACATATCTATCATTGATTAAGGATTTAAAACCTAACATAATTTCTTGTTCACTATTATTAGGATTTTCACTATCAAACTCATCATTTATAGCAATATATCTAACCCCATGTTTAGGGAAATATTCACTAATATAATAAGCTGTTTCTATAAAGTTTCTTCCTAACCTAGACATATCTTTTGTTATTATTACTCCAACAATACCTTTTTCTATATCATCAATCAATTTTTCAAATCCTGGTCTATCAAAATTAGTACCACTAAAACCATCATCTATATATTCCTTATCAATTTTTAATCCCATACTTTTTGCATAAGATTTTATTAAACCAATTTGATTATATATACTCTCTGAAAAATCTTTTAACTTATTCATATCTTCTTGAGATAATCTTACATAAGCAACTGTTAATCTATTATCCATTTGCTACCTCATTTAAATTGAAATTAAAGTATATCTTTATGGTCTTATCTTCGTTTACTTCTATTCTATTTACTAAAATCTTAATTACTTCTTTCTCTGGTGTCTTTGATTTTAAAAACTCGTTAATCCATTTCATTTTTGTTTTTTCATCAGTTAAAACATTTTTAGATTCTCCAAGTAATATTTCTAAATCATTAACCTTATTTACACATTCTTTTCTATCTTTTTCTAGTTCACTTTTAATACCAGAAAATTCATCAGTACTAATAATACCATTTGCTCTATCCTTATAAAGCTCACTTATTGCTTTATCAATAGTAACAATTTTATCTTTAACTACTGCTAATTCCTTTTCATAACTTTCTAACAAATTCATATTACATATTGAAGATTTATACTTACTATCAAGTTTTTCATTATGAGAATACTTAATTAAAACTTCTCTTATCTCTTTTAATACAAGTTCATTTAGTGCATCTTCTCTATAATAGTGCATACTACAAACATTATTCCTATAAGTAGCATAAGTTCTGCAAGCATAAATTGCATGAACTTTACTTGGATCAGATTGATTTTTTACTCGCCTAACTAACATTGTTTTACCACAATCTGCACACACTACTAATCCTTTAAGTAAATAATCATATTGTCTAAATCTAGTATCTGTTTTTCTTTTTGGTGCATTTACCTTTTCAAATAATTCCTTTGAAATTATGGGTGGTATAGCACCTTTTTTTATTATCCATTTACTTCGTGGTAACAATCGTTTTTTCTTTGATTTTAAACTTACTCTTTCATATTTACCTTGAATTAAATTACCTATGTATGCTTCATTTGTTAATATTGTTTTTATTGAACTAGGTTTCCATAGATTTGTTGTAACTGTAACTTTCTTTAACTTTTTACCTCTATAAACATCAGGAGGAAGTATTCCTTCATTTGTTAATGTTCTTGCTATCATACCATCAGTCATACCATCACTTTTCATATCAAATATTCTCTTAACGATACCTGCAGCATACTCATCAATAACAAACTTTCTATTATCTTCTTCTGACCTTTTATAGCCATAAGTTACTGAACTTCCTACAAACAAACCATCTTTCATTTTATCGTGTCTAACACTTTTAATTTTTCTTGATATATCTTTTAAATACATATCATTGATAACTGCTTTAAATGGTAATATGTCTTCCATCCCATTAGGATTTAAAGTATCATAGTTTTCCAATATAGCAATATATCTTATATTATGTTCTGGAAAATATTTAAACACATAATTACCTGTTTCAATAAACTCTCTACCTAACCTAGACATATCTTTTGTTATAACACAATCAATAATTCCATTTTGTATATCGTTTATTAGTCTTTTAAATCCTGGTCTATCAAAATTACCACCAGAATATCCATCATCTACATAGTAATCATATATTTCAATATTATTCTTAATAGCATAGTCCTTAATAAATGCTCTTTGATTAGTAATACTAACACTTTCAATATCTTTATTTTCATCTTCTATTGAAAGTCGCACATAAGCACCTGCTTTATATGTTTTATTAGTTAAGTAATCTATCATCTTCAACCTCTCTTTCTTATTTCTTAACCAACTCCACATAACACACTCATTATATATTTAATTTTTAAATATTACGAATGTACAAATTTATATATTTTTAGCATTTTGTAGTTTTAATTTTAAGAATTTTTCAAATGCTTCAAGTATTACATCTTGAACATTTTTACCATTTTCATCATATACACGAATTACTAATTCTTCTTTCTTTTCATCCATATATTATCCTCCTTCTTAACCTTATGAACTGTTTTTTTATTTCATACATTAAAAAAAAGTAGAATTTTCTACTTTAATTCAAATGATATTTTAATAGCTTCATTAACTTGTTCCATAGTTTCATTATCTAGTAAACCTAAATAACCTTTTAATCTACTTTTATCTAAAACTCTTATTTGTTCTAAAAGCACTATTGAATCGTGCCTAATTTTATCAAATTGTTTTACCAATATATGTGTAGGTAAAATCTTATCTTTCTTTGTAGAAATAGGTGCTACCAAAACAGTAGGACTATGTTTGTTTCCCATTTCATTTTGAATAATAACAACAGGTCTAATTCCTTGTTGCTCACTACCTATAATTGGGTCTAAATCTGCATAAAAAATTGCACCTTTAACTATATTCTTCATTATTTATTCCCCTTTCTAATTCTTTTAATTTCATAAACTGTTTCATATTTTTCCATTGCTTTTACTTCAGGATGTTTTAATATATCAGAGTCTTCTTTCACATATTTAGCAGACTCTAATGCTTCTTTCTTATTTACTGCTTCGTGTTTAAATTCTATAATTTTCATATCTATAATTCTTATATTAAATAATTTTTTTCTCATTTTATAATTCCTTTCATTATGTACTAAATATCAGTTGTTTGATAAAGTTGCTAAAATATAAATAATTTAATATTTCACTAACCCCAACTGATATTGTTATATTTTCATTATTTTAATGTGTTAATATTATGCCTACCCCTTTAACACTAGGAATCATTAAATGGTTGATTGCTAATCAACTCCATAGGAATTGCACCTCCTCGTGGATCTCACGAAGTCGCACCCATTGCTTGAGTCTGTGGCTATGCGAAAGTATCATTATGCCTATTATTTGTTATCGCATTATTAGTAGCAAACTAATATTTATGGTCAAGTTTTTATCGTCAAGCGAACTTACCAAAGTGCTGTCAGTTTCCCAACATAATAGGAATGTATTTAATGACTGTATATAAATTTTCAAAGAACTCCATTTTCTATCAAAAATGGTGAAAGGATTTTTCTACCTTTCACCATATACTCACTTTAGAAGCGATTTTTTACCCCTAAAATTTTAATTTTTTAAATTTTTTGCAATTTTTTCTTTTGCTTGTTCAATAGATTTATATACATTCTTCACACTACATCCTTCTAAATCTGCAATTTCTTGTAGTGTTAAATCTTCAAAATAATATAATTTTAATCTTCTTTTTTGAGTTTCAGATAGTATGTTAATTGCTTTATATAATTCTTCATTTTGCAATTTTTCTTCTATTTCTTCTTCTACTGATTTGTAATTAGATATTCCTAAATGATATAAAACTATATCTGTATAATCAGTATTATCTATATTTCTACTATCAATATGCTTGTCCACTTTATGTAATTGTGATATATCTTCTAACTCAAATTTATCAAATGCTTCAAAAACCTTCTTTGAAACCTCTACATTATGTATTACTTGTTTATTATCAATAAAAGACACAGTATATATATGTTCATTATCGTTATAATCCAAAGTATAAGGATTATCTTTACTTTTTCTTCTTTTAGGCATATTAGCCATATTTATTCCTCCTATCAATTCAAACTTTTTTCAAAATCTAAATTGACAGTTGGAGGACTACGACACTTTGGAATTATTCTTTTAAATGCAAAAAAAGAGCCAACCATATCTAAAAATAAGATACGATTAGCTCTTTTTAGGGCATAAAGCCCCTTAACCACAAAATTGTTTAAAAAATTTATATAAGATAATGTTGTCTTTTTTACAATCATAGGCAGCACCATCAGTTAAAGCAACTTTAATACAAGCTGAAAAACAATTAGACGATACTGCTATCTAATATTATTAAATACTATGTTATTAAGTTTTAAGAACTAAGTTCACTTTATACATCCCTTTCTGTATAGATTCTTTACTTCCTTAATATAACAATTTTCGCCATTTACAAAAAATGAGCAATAAAATACTAATTTTACTGCTCAAAATATTATAAATTAACTTTATGTTTATTATTTGTCCCACAAACTTCGTCAATATTGATATGATAATACTCACATAATAATATCAATTTATCTGTTGGTATTTTAATTTTACCACTAAAATACCTATATGTAGTAGATTTGTTAGTATCAATATACCTAGAAATATCCTCAAATGAATCATTATTACATTTTTTTAATTCATTAAACTTATTTATCATAAAATCATAATCAATTTCTTTTATTGGATTTTCAACAAATCTTATTACATCAGTTCCTAATACATAAGAAATAGGAACATCATAGAGAGTTGCAAGTTTACTTGCAATATTTAATGGTAATATAATATGTCCTGTTTCCCAACTTTCATATGTTGTCCTTTTACAATTCAAATAGTTTGCTACATATTGTTGCGTATATTCAAATTCTTCTCTCAATGCTCTTGTTCTTGGGAAATACATAACCACCACCTATTATAATTTTCTCATGATAAAGGGGTGTTTTTTTATTTTGACGAATGAGTGCAACGAAAAAACAAAAAAAAAAGACAAA